TACTTCTTTTCTTGCCAATGAATTTGTTCTTAAATCCTCTGGTGTCCAATCTGCCGTTGTGTTAGTAAGTAATTCAAATCTTTCTCTCATTGTATCATCGTGTAAGAATCCTTCAAAGTCATCTAACCCCAATGTTTCATTTAAGTAAGAGTATGCAGCAGCATGGATTGTTTCTTGTGAACCAAATAACATTGCCATTTGTCTGATTTCGTGTTTTGGAAACCATTTAGTAACCATACCTGTCCAATAGTCAGAAACTGCACATTCGGTTTGAGCAAAACCCAAAAGAATGTTTCCAACTAAATGTTTTTCAGAATCAGTAAGAGTTTCGTTCCAATCCTTAACATCACCTTGCATTGGTAATTCAGTATGTAACCAAAATGCCTGCGCCTGTTGCAACCACCCGTCTGTATAGTAAACTGGATATTCAAATGGTTTGTATGCTATCCTTTCTGTAAATAATTTGCTCATATTTTTAACTTTTTATGTTTAAGTTGTAGATATAACTATGAACTAAATTCATAAATTTTCTCTTTTCTTTATAAAATTTTAGATGAAAATTTGTTATGTTATCCCATATTCTCAACATACTTTTTATGGAGTAATTTCTTCTCCAAACCTTCTCCACTTTTACTATCTTTTGTAGATGCCATACCATCAATTGAGTTGGCAGCAAACACATCCATAATACCGTGGAAAGTATCAATCTTTGCAGGGAATGTTAATCCATCAGGTCCAAATCGATTCTTAACGATGTGAATACGACCTGTGTTTGATAACTTATCCTTTGTCTTTCTACTAACACTCATAATAAAGTCAGCAGTTTGAACTTTCTTATACGAATCTCCAACCGAATCCGCTTGAATAACTTCGTGGTCAATTGCTGCTCTGTTAGTTTGTGTTGCAGTCCATACTGGTATTTGTGTTTCACCACTCAATCCTCTCAACTCTTCGTATATACCACCCAACTCTGCGTACAAACCATCTCTTGCACCATTACCAGATTTTAACAAATCCGCATAGTCAATGATAATTAGTTTTGGGTTGAACCCAACTTGTCTCATTTTCTCAATATGAGCACCAATTGTCTTTGCCGATGCAAATTGTGGTGGATAGTATTTAATACGAACTCTACCAGGAACTGATTTAATTTTACGGATTACCTCATCCTTTCTATCCTTATGTTCGGATGTTTGGATACCTGTTAGAATTGTTGTATATCTTTGTCCTACATAACTTTCAGATAATTCCAAAGTATAATGCACTACATCAATACCTCTTTGCAATGCCGAACAAGCAATCTTTGCCAAAAACCAACTCTTTCCGATTCCAGACGGAGCCATTACAACACCTAATTCTCCTGGTCCTAATCCACCATCCATTAGTTCGTCAATAACTTCCCATCCGGTTGGTGTAGAATCTCTTTTAACATCATCTAAAATAGATTCAAAGTTTTCGATATAATCTAAACCTAAATCAGATTCAACACCCACTTTGGATGCTGCTGTCATCGTGTCTATAATCTTATCATATTGTCCTGCTTTTAGGAGTTCAACTGATTTGAATAGAGCATCTTTTACTTTTTGGTTTTTAGCAAATGTAAGGTATTCTTTCTTTACATAAGGTAAATCACCTGATTCCATTTGTAGATAAACAGATTTTAACTGCTCTACAATTGTTTGTTTCAACCCTTTATCTTCTACCTCACCAACTTTAATCTTAAACACCTCCATAGTAGGTGTTGAACGAAATTCGTTAAAGTAGTGTTGTACTTCTCCTACAATCCATTGGTTTGCTTGTGATTCAAAAAATGCGGGTTTAGTGATTTCGTTTACCTGTTCAAGAAACTTAACATCCGTTATAAGTGAAGCAACAACTTTTGATTGATACGATTGTCCATATTTTACCAATGTATCTACTGCTTCCATTATTTAGTTTTTTTCTTTCTTGCTAATCTCTTCTCCTCAATTGATAATTCAGCTACGTCGGTAGCTTGGTCGGTAACTACGTCGGACTTAGTCGGTTTGCGTAATGCTTTCCATTCTGATTTTGGAACAAACACCCAACCATATTGAGCAACTTTTAAGTCTGCTTCTTCTTCTTTTACTCTACGGATTTCTCCTTCTTTACTTTTGATACACTTCATCTGTTCCGTGTTTAATTGTTATTAGTTATTGAATAATCATTAAGATTTCTGATTCTCTTAATAATGTGTACTTTTTACCACCAATCTTTACTTCTTGTCCTTGATGGTATGGTGGTAAGATTACTTCATCTCCTACTTTAACATTCATAGGGATTAAAGTTCCACTCTGTGTGTAAATACCAGGACCAACTGATTCTACAATTGCAGTTTTAACATCATCTGTTTTTGCACTATCTGGAATGATGATGCCACTTTGAGTTGTTTTTTCTACCGATTCGGTTTCTGTTAGAAGAACTCTATCTCCTAATGGTTTTGCTAATCTTTCTTCTGCCATTTTGTTAAAATTTTGCTATGTGACTAAATGTGGATTGTAACCAATCCGTAATGTTGGGGAATGAATCCAAAATTCTTGTTTTCAATCCCACTTTTAAAAATTCCTGCTTACTGAATTTTGTAGTTGGTTCGTTGTATCTATCTATGATTTTCATACGAAGATTACCACTAAATTCAGGTTCGGATAATTGCATCAATTTACGATTTCTTTTTAATATTTCCAAATTATTTTCAAATAAATCATGTGCTTTTGTTTTCTTTGGTTGTTGTTTGATAAACTCCAACATAGATTCTGTTGTATGCACTTCCTCATCTACTAATAAAGGGAAACTTTTTAAGATGGTTTTTAAACCCAAACCTGGGATTCCATCGATACTATCCGATTTATCACCATCAATCATTCTGAAATTGATAAAGTTATGTGGATGGATTCCGAATTCCTCAATTACTTCTGGAATGTTATACACTTTTTTCTTTGATGGAGAATAAACACTTACATCTTTATTTACCAATTGTAAAAAGTCTTTATCAGAACTCATAATAATAACTTTCTCATCTTCCTTCTTTAATTGAGTAGCAATATATGCCATTACATCATCTGCTTCAATTCCATCGTAAATCATAATGGAAACGGGTAGAGCCGAAAGTAATTCACCCAATCCCACCATTTGGCGTTTCATAGATTCACTTTCTTCTTCCGGATTCATTTCAACAGTTGCAGCACGATTCAATCTCATTTTGATTTTGTTCTTGCCTCTATCTGCTTTGTATCCTGCAAAGATTTCCTTTCTGCTACTTGAACCGTTTTTACCATCGAATACGATTACAACTCTGGTAGGGTTGAGAGTACGGATAGCGTAGCCGATACTTTTTAAAGTACCGACTATGCCTCCAATGTGGTCTCCATTATCATTAAGATTAGGAGCAGTAGACCATGAACGGATGAATGTGTTTAATCCATCTATTACCAAAGTTTTAGAATTTCGGTGTAAATCACCAAACCCTTTGTGTTCTTCGTCTATTTGTTTTAGTATATCTAAATACTTTTTGTTAATCTGACTCATTTGCTACATCCGTTGTAATTTCAACTTCCTCTGACGCTGATGTTTTGTATTGTAAAATAGTTGCTTCGCAGATTCTACGATAGATTTGGTCTTTTAAATCCTCATCTTCTAAAATAGATACGAAGTCTTTTGCTTGGAATTTGATTTCCTCTCCTGATTCAATATCAGTATATGTGTACCATGCACCACCTTGCTTAACAAGTTTAGCATCTTTCATTACTGAAATCCAACCACCGTAGTTATCGATACCTCTATCAAAGAAAATATCAAAGTCTGCGTGTCTCAAAGGAGGTCCCATTCTGTTTTTGATAACCTGGCAACGAACCTTAATACCTACGATTCTATCACCTGCTTTCAATTGTCCCATATTCTTCAAACGAACTCTAACAGATGCGTGGAATGCCAATGCTTTACCACCCGATGTTGTCCACGGGTCTCCAAACATTGCGTTCATTTTCTGTCTTAATTGGTTTGTAAATACTAATGCAATAGATTGTCTACCAATCATATTGGTAATCTTTCTCATTGCTTTTGAAATGATGATTGCCTTATCAGTTGCATAACCGTCTTTATCATAATCAGCTTCCATCTCTTTCTTTGAAGATGCTGCTGCTACTGAATCCACTACGATTGTAACCAATCTATCCTTATCACCCTTACGAACTTGTTCAATGATTGTTTCACAAGCTTCAAAAATACCCTCAACGGTATCTACCGAAACATATAGGAGTTTGGAAATGTCCACCCCAATTGCTTCTAAAAATTCTCTACTAACTGCGGTTTCCGTATCGATTAATACTGCAACACCACCTTTACGTTGTGTTTCAGCTAACAGATGGGCAGAGAGCAAAGATTTTCCACTTTGCTCTAAACCCGTAATTTCTGTTATTCTACCAACTGGCAAACCACCATAAGGTCTGTTTGAGATTGCAACATCTAACATTGCATTTCCCGTAGATAACCAATCTTTAACGTTGGTAGGTGCATCTGCACTATCATCGTCTAAGAAATAGGCAATCTTCCCATCCTTATTTTGTTTGTTTAGAGATTCAGCAAGTAACCCTGCTAAGTCATCTTCTCTTTTTGCCATTATAACTGGTTTTATTAATTGTTAAATAAATCGTCAAATGCCGATTCTACATCATCTTTTGCAACTGCCGGTTTAGGTGCAGGTTTTGATGGCGTTGTTACTACAATCTCTTCCTCATCCCAAGGTAGTTTATCTACTACTGGTGGTTGAGTTGTTCCACCCATATCAGTTGATACTGATGATTGTGTTTTAGGTGCTTCCAATGCTTCGTTTACAGGATTACCTGCTCCGTTTGCATTTGCAGATGGGTTTAACCAACTTTCTAATACACCTTTTAACTCATCATAAGATAATTCAGAATACAATTCTGTAATTTCTTTTTGTGCGTTTAACAAATCAGTTACTGCTTGTGGGTCATCTAAGATTTTAGATGTTGCAGGTTTAACACGAATTGTAGTTGTTGGGTATGCTGCATTTGATTCTTCTGCCGATGTTACCTCCAATACAATATCACGTCCTGTATGTGGGTCTGTAATATCACCATAATCAGGGTCTGCAATGTATCCTAAAATATCTTGATAAACTGTTTTACCAAAACCCCAAAACTTAACACCTTCGTTTTCCTTACCACGAACGATAACTGGTGCAAATGTTCTTAATTTTGGCTCCATCTTCTTACCTGCTTTCCAATCATCCGTATCACCTGTACGTTTTAACTTTTCAGCAAATTCTACGATAGGGTCAGGTCGTCCAAATGAGATTGGAGATAGATAAGTTTTGTTGTTAATATTGTAATGAAAATACAATTCGATAAAAGGATTATCTTTATTGAATTTGTAAGGTACTAAACGGATTTGAGATTTTCCGTTTGCCGGTTTCCAGATTGAATCTGATTTCTTTGTGTTGTTTTGAAGAGAACTAAATCTCTTTAATGCTAATGAAATATCCATTTGCTTTTTAAGTTTTAAATGTTAATAAATTGTTTTAAGTTTTAAGGTTATATCGCGATTACCTATATCTAAATATAACCTTTTTGCTTTTTGTTTAACAAATATAGTAAAAATTTGTTACATTTCCAAGCTTTATTTTGCCCAATGTTTAGGCTTTATTTTGCCCATTTTCCTCTTTGCACTAATTGAGCAATTACGGAATATACGGCAAGGTCTTCGTAAGTATCTGCGATGGATTCACCAACTTCATCTGGTTGTCCTAATACTACTAATTGTTTTAATCTGTTGATTTTATCGTTCTGTCTAAACCACAATCCTGTCAAAGATAATTTAATATCTTCTTTGGTTTGTAGAGCAGTTCCTACTGAAATGTTACCAGGTCCGTAGTTTCTTTGTTTCTTACAAAATGTTACATACATTTCGTCTAAAATCTCTTTGAACTCATCACAAGTTTCCGGATACATTTCTTCGCAATATGAGATTGCGGATACATTTTCAATTGTTGAACCTTTTTCTTTTTCCATAACTTATTTTTTAATACCCCATTTTTTTTCTAACATCTTATAATAACTCTGTGTTTTGTTTCCATTATACAGAAAGTAAACTATATGGATGTCAAACCATAACTCCAATTTTTTCAGTAACTTTTTCATTTGTTTTATTTATTTTGTTTTTAAGTTTTAACGCAAGGGCACATAATTCATACTCCTCATATTCTACAAGGATTTGAATGTTTTCTTCTAATAATTGAGTGAATTCTTTACTGTCAATTGAAAGAGTGATGATAATCAACTCTTTAACTATAACTTCTGCAAAATCTACTTTTTCTTTTTTGTTTCTAATTCCAAATGAAACTCCATCAATGATTGCTTTGGCAATTTCACACCGATGTGTTTCGAAAATATCCGAAGGGGAATTAGCAAAAATCTGTATAGGTTGGAATCTTTTTCTTTTCATTAATACAAATATAAGGAAAAAATCTTACTTTTCCAAATTATCTGTATTAAAACTTTTGTAAACTTTTGTTGGAATCTTTTTGTAACCTGAATTTGATGTAGTTAAAATACAGTTTTTATATTCTTCCCAATCAATCATATATCCACTATCTATTTGCCCACCAGTTTTAGATTTAACAACTTCGTTTAAAGCATTAATTGTGTATATAGTATTAGATTGTTTTTTTCTATGAACTAAAATAGTCTTCCAATCGGACGGTATTGCAGAAGAACCTTTTGCTACGTTAAAAGTAATAAACAATTCATCTGATTTAGATTTGTTTTCTAATATAAAAACATTAGGGTTCGTCAAATCGTAGTTCTCTAAAACAAACTTTATTGATATGTCTAACTCGTCTTTTAATGTGAAAAGACATAGTAACTGTGTATTCATTTAGTATATGTTATTCATTATTATCTAACATATATATAAAATACTAAACAAAAGCGATTTTTTAAGGATTTTTACTACGCATTTTTACCAAAACATCTCTGAACATCTGGGTGATATTTGTAAACAGTTTGTAATTTACCTAAAATACCACTTTTAGAACGTTGTATTTTTTCTCCTATTGGGTATCTCTGTCCATTTTTTGATATAGCATATACTATTTTAGAACCACCAGTTATAGTAGTTTCACCTTTTTTAGTAGTTTCTCTTTCTTCTCCTACTTCAAAATGAGAAACCATATCATTTTTATCACTAAATGGAAAACATTTTTCCATAGTGGCTTTATTAACCGCAACACCACCACTTTCTTGATAAAATGCATCAGGGTCTTTATATACACCACTGCCACCAAACATAATATTAAGGTGTAGTTTTTCAGCTACGGATTCTGCTTCTAATAACGTTCCAACCCCAACTTTTACTCCGTTTATATTTACAGTTTGCTCATCTAATTTTTTAATTAACATTAAATCAGTTTCAACTGTTCTTTTTCTAATTTCACCTAATTTAGCACCTAACTTCGGACCATCTGTTTTATTTGATAAATCCGATATAACTCTCTGTTCGGTTTTTGTTAAAGTAACATTTGGGTCTGATGCATATTTAACAAACCCTTGCATCATTTCCGTATCAGTAGGTGGTGTAGCATGTCCATCAGGTAGGTATGCCATATGTTTTTTAGATTTACTCATTAGTTCAGCAACTCCTTTTGTGCTTTTACCATCACCTTTCCAATATTTGTCAGGGAATGCACCTGTTGATAATGTTTTTGCTAACTCTACCAATGTATTAGGGTCTACACTTTGTAAGTGTATAATTGGTTCATTAACAACTTTATCCAAATCAGTTTCTAATGTTTGGTATTCTTTTATAGAACTATCCATTACATCTTTAACTACCTTTGCTTGTTCTGGTGTCATTTGACCATTTTCAACAAATTCATCAATTTGTTTCTTTTTGAATTCAACTTCGGCTGCAATGGTTGATTGGGCAACAATTGCATTCACATTATCCTTATCGGAATAGAATGTCATATGTAAATCACCAGTATCTTTATTTAAAATAAATATAGCAGTATCCGATGGGTTTTCACCACCACCACTATTTCTGATTATTTGAGTTGCTTCTTCTTTTGAAATTTCGGTGTTTCCTAAAAATACTTTACCTTTGGTAGTATTTACGGCATCTTCTTGTGATTTTAAACCTTTGGCATCTCCAAAGAATGGAATGGATGTTGCATTTTCAATACCATTTTTTTCTATGATTGCCTTTTGAACATGATTACATTTACTTTGTGCTGCTCTGGTTGCTATGATTGCTTTGGATGCAACACCCACGGATACACCATATTGTTTAGCAATTGCAGCTGCTTCTGATTTTTTAACACCACTCGCTGGATTATCACTATCATTTTCTTTTGCTAATTCCGTATCTTTTAATGTTTCAATATTAGATTTCAATTGAGAATCGTAATCAAACTCTCCATTTGAGTTTAATACATTGGTAGCAGATGAAACTGATATAATTTCATTTAACATAGAACCAGGTGAACCAGGTGCTCCTGAACTCTTTGCAAATCCATTCTTAACAAATGCATCTAATGTTTCTTTATTTGAAGATTGTAATTCAGAAAAATCGGATTTTGGTTCTGCCGTTGTTTGTGTTGGTTCTGTATCTTTTTCAGCAGATGATTGAAAATCACTACCACTTAACTTTTGACTTTGTTTTGGTTCTGATTGTTGTTTGGGTTCTGTTGGGTCTGTATGTGTACCTGCTTTTAATGCATCTGCTTTTGCTTCTTTACTTCCAAAGTAAATAAGTTTTCCACTCTCCTTTGACCTTGCTGCAAGTGTCTTATCTGGTTTGGTTGCTTCCTTTATATATTCAAATACAACAGATGCTCTATCGGCAAGTTGTTGTGCCGATGGGATACCTTTTTCTCTTAAAAGTTTTACTAATTGAGTTTTGTGGGATTCATTCGTTAAATCAACAATACCTACTTTATAACTTAACTCTTCTAATATCTCGTCAAAATTTGGATACATATTTTATCTGTGTTTCTGTATATCTTATAAATATAAAAGTTTATTCTATTCCAACTAAATTATCATAATTAGTTCCCTCTTCAACTTTGACAGGGAATCCACCCTTTTCCATAATGGTCGGTAAAAGTTCTAAAATTTTGGTTCTCTCCGATGGATGTGTGTCGATTAAAAAAGCATCATAGGTATATAAAACCATTTTTGAGTTCATCCCACTCATCCCTTCTAACACATC